AGGGCCGCTTTGACTTTGTTCACCATGTCGGTGATGTCGAAGGTGGCCTCTTCGGCGTTCTGGCAGACCTTGATAACATCGTTGAGGTTATCGCGGATGCGCTGTTCAACCGTGCGGTTGCGAGCGCCTGCGCCGTCGCTGTTGTCAGCATCCAAGCGCTTTGTCAGTTGGCGCTTAAAGTCGTTACGACGTGCGCCGATCTGTTGTTGCCAGTAGCGGCGTGTTGTCTTCTGCGCGTCGGTTAACGACTTAACAGGCTTTTCCAGCAGCTTCTGGATGTCAGCGTTGAAGCCGAGCACGATGGCGCTGTTGAGCGCGTTGAATTCTTCAACCGAGACGGTTGAGCCGTCCGACTTCGGCGAGACGAAATCGGTAGGCTTGTCGAACCCGTCGGCAATCAAGGCATCAAGCGCCGCGACGCTCGCCTTGTCTGCGCGGATGGTTGAAGAAACGGCCTTTGCAACCAGAGTTGCAGTGTTTTGGGATAGTTTACGCATTGTCATTCTCCTTTGATTGACAAGTTAAAAGAAGCCAACGGTTCCCGCCGTTGACAATTACATTAAGCCTGTTTCGTGATAACAAATCAATAGATAAACTGACAGGATGGCAAATTTAATCACTTCTCGATAGTTTGTTAGTGTCGCACTAACAACGCCGGACACGCGAACCCTACCCCGCCCCCACCCCCCAAATGACAGCTTAGGATTCCTTATCCTCTATGTATTACTAATCCCCACGAACAATCGTAAAATTCCTGAGTTCGACCCCCCACCCCCCTCTCACAGGGAACACCCCCCGTCAGGAGTCCCAACCTCCTTGCACAAAAACAAATTATTGTGTATAAATGCCCACGAACGGTTAATAACCTGCGGATAGACAGTATGACGATGGTGCTAGAACCAGAAATTGGTGTGCCATATTCGGACAAAATCCCGTATATGGACTTGCGGGCACGCGCTGAGGCTGCGTGTAACACCGCGTCTGTGCTTGCTGAGCACGGTTTAGACGTGGAACCGACCACCGAAGACGAAGACATCGCCGCCAAACTGACCCTAGCCTACGCAGATAACCCCGAAAAGACCTCCAAGAAGGTGTCCGACAAGCGTGCAGCCACCCTGCCCCCCGCTGCATTGATGATGACGCACAATATTCTCACCCAGTTTGGACATTCGGTCGTGCAGAGCGCCACTCAGGTGCGCCATTTGGTCACGAACAAGCTGATCGAAGAGACTGAGAACCCTGATCCACGGGTACGCATCCGTGCATTGGAGCTTCTCGGCAAGATTTCGGACGTCGGGCTGTTCACAGAGAAGACGGAAGTCACGATTACTCACCGGACCACGGACGAACTGCGCGAAAGCCTGCGTGTTAAGCTGGCAAAGCTGGTCAATCCGGTGGATGAACCCGAAGATGCCGTCATTGTGGACGGCGAGACCATAGATTTGGACGAAGAACTCGGGATCGAGGACGATTCCGATGAATGATATGGCGCTAGACTTCACAGAAGAAGACATCCAGCGCCTACTGGACAATTTGGACAGTTTTTCGCCAGAAGAAGTCGCCGAAATCGACAGAATGGCGGAGGAATTGACCACCCGCAAGGAAAATCAAGCCGCATTTGATGATTTGATCGAGTTCTGCAAGAAGATGCAGCCCGATTACATTGTCGGTGCCCACCACCGCAAGCTCGCCGACATGCTCATGGCGATTGAACGAGGCGATAAAGACCGTATTTGCGTCAATATTCCGCCCCGCCACGGAAAATCACAGCTCGTATCTATTATGTTCCCCGCGTGGTTTCTGGGGCGGAATCCCACCAAAAAGGTCATGATGGTGTCCCACACCACCGATCTCGCCGTGGATTTTGGCCGGAAGGTCCGTAACTTGATTGCTACGGATGCGTACAGATCGGTATTTCCTACCACATCGTTGGCGCAGGATAGCAAATCAGCAGGTAGATGGAACACAAACGTCGGCGGTGAGTACTACGCCTGCGGCATCGGGTCCGCCCTAGCGGGTCGCGGTGCTGACCTCCTGCTCGTGGACGACCCCCACTCGGAACAGGACGTGATTAACGGCAACTTCGAGGTGTTCGAGAAAGCCTACGAGTGGTTCACCTTCGGTGCGCGTACTCGTCTGATGCCCGGGGGGCGTGTGGCTATCATCCAGACCCGTTGGCACATGGACGACCTGACAGGGCGCGTGACGACGGACATGGCGAAGAACAACCGCGCCGACCAGTACGAGGTGGTGGAGTTCCCAGCCATCCTTGAGGTGCAGGATAAGAAGACATCACGCTATGTTGAGAAGCCGCTGTGGCCTGAGTTCTTCGACTTGGAGGCGCTCCTGCGCACCAAGGCGTCGATGCCAGCCTTCCAGTGGAACGCGCAGTATCAGCAGCAGCCCACCGCCGAAGAGGCGTCTATCGTCAAGCGTGAGTGGTGGGGTCAGTGGGAGCAGGACAACCCGCCCCCATGCGAGTACATTATTATGTCTCTTGACGCCGCAGCAGAAACACACAACCGTGCCGACTACACTGCACTGACGACGTGGGGTGTGTTCTACAACGAGGACACGAGCGCGTATAACATCATCCTGCTGAACAGCATCAAGAAGCGTATGGAGTTTCCAGAGCTGAAGCAGCTTGCGATGGAGGAGTACAGCGAGTGGGACCCCGATGCGTTTATCGTGGAGAAGAAGAGTGCGGGCACCGCGCTGTACCAAGAAATGCGCCGCATGGGCCTGCCCGTGTCGGAGTACACCCCGCACCGTGGCTCAGGTGATAAGTTAGCTCGACTGAATTCAGTTGCAGATATTGTCGCATCGGGTCTAGTGTGGGTGCCGCCTACCAGATGGGCAGAAGAAGTGATAGAAGAGATTGCCGGATTCCCTTTTATGAGTCATGATGACTTAGTGGACTCAACGGTGATGGCTCTTATGAGATTCAGGCAGGGGGGCTTCATCCGCCTACCAACTGACGAGCCTGACGAAATCAGATACTTTAAGCAGCGACGCGGCGGGTATTACTAAGAGGTTAGAACATGGCTATAGAAAAAGGACTCTACTCCGCCCCGCTGGGGATCGAAGACGAAGACATTGGTGAAGAGACCGATGAGTTGGAGATTGAGATCGTAGACCCAGAGGCAGTCACGCTGAGCGATGGCTCCATGGAGATTACGTTGATCCCCGACGCGGAAATCTCGGACTTTGTTGAGTTCGACATGAACCTCGCCGAGGTCCTTGACGAGAGCCACCTGCGCGAGTTGTCGCAGGATTTGATTGGTCTGGTCACGGCGGATACTGACAGCCGCAAGGACTGGGCCGATACATTCGTTAAAGGGTTGGACGTGCTGGGCTTCAAATACGAAGAACGCACGGAGCCGTGGGAAGGCGCGTGTGGCGTCTACTCCACAGTGCTCGCGGAAGCTGCCATCCGCTTCCAAGCAGAAACCATGTCTGAGGTGTTCCCCGCCGCAGGTCCCGTGAAGACAAAAATCCTTGGGGACGAATCCAAGGAGAAGATCGAGGCCGCAGAGCGCGTCAAAGCGGACATGAACTACGAGTTGACCGAGCGCATGGTCGAGTACCGCCCCGAGCACGAGCGCCTGCTCTACAGCTTGGGTCTGGCAGGGTCTGCGTTCAAGAAGGTCTACTTCGACCCCAACCTTGGGCGTCAGGTGGCTATCTACATCCCTGCGGAGGACGTGATCGTGCCTTATGGTGCGAGCCACATTGAGACCGCAGAGCGTGTGACGCACGTCATGCGCAAGACCAAGAACGAGCTACGCAAGCTACAGGCTGCGGGCTTCTACCGCGACGTTGACCTCGGGGAGCCTGAGCCATACCACAGTGACATCGAGGAGCGCAAAGCCGAGGAGGGCGGGTTCTCGCTCACCGACGACAACCGCTACGCGCTGTACGAAATTCACGCCGACCTCGTTATCGACGGGGTTGACGATTCGGACGACGACATTGCCAAACCTTACGTTGTCACGCTGGAGCGCGGCTCGGGGGAAATTCTGGCAATCCGCCGTAACTGGAACGAGGACGACGAGTTGATGCTGAAGCGTCAGCACTTCGTGCACTACGTCTACGTTCCGGGTTTTGGGTTTTACGGGCTTGGCCTCATCCACATCATTGGTGGATACGCGAGGGCGGGCACATCCTTGATACGGCAGCTTGTAGATGCTGGTACCCTCTCAAACCTCCCGGGGGGTCTCAAGTCTCGTGGCCTACGTATCAAGGGTGATGATACGCCGATTGAACCCGGCGAATGGAAGGATGTGGACGTGCCGTCGGGGTCTATCCGCGACAACATCATGCCCCTTCCGTACAAGGAGCCGAGCCAGACTCTGCTCGCGTTGCTGAACCAGATCACGAACGAAGGGCGTCGTCTGGGCGCTATCAGCGACCTCAACATATCGGACATGTCTGCAAACGCCCCAGTGGGTACAACGCTTGCGCTCCTAGAGCGTACGTTGAAGCCGATGGCAGCAGTGCAGGCCCGTGTCCACTATGCCATGAAGCAAGAGTTCAAGATGCTCAAGTCAATCATGGCAGAGCACGCTCCTGCGGAGTACGGCTACCAGCCGCACCGTGGCGAGATCAGCGCACGTCAAGCGGACTACATGATGGTGGACGTGATCCCCGTCAGTGATCCCAACAGCTCGACGATGGCGCAGCGCGTTGTGCAGTACCAAGCGGTGTTGCAGATGGCGCAGTCTGCCCCGCAGATTTACGACCTACCTGCCCTACACAGGCAGATGATTGAGGTTCTTGGCATCAAGAACGCAGACAAACTTGTTCCTACACGGGACGACGCGAAACCGACCGATCCGGTCAGCGAGAACATGGATGCACTCACGGGCAAACCGATGCGGGCGTTCATCTACCAAGACCATGCCGCGCACATTGCGACCCACACGTCGTTTATGCAGGACCCGATGATCGCGCAGATGATCGGACAAAACCCGCAAGCGCAGCAGATCATGGCGTCTCTACAGGCGCACATCGCAGAACACCTTGGCTTCCAGTATCGTCAACAGATCGAGGAGAAGCTGGGTGCACCCCTCCCACCACCGGGCGAAGAGCTTCCAGAACAGATCGAAGTGGACTTGGCACGATTGGTGGCAGATGCAGGACAACAGCTTACACAGCAGCATCAACAGCAGGCAGCGCAGCAGGCCGCACAGCAGCAGGCTCAGGACCCTATTTTCCAGCAGAAACAAGCCGAGCTTCAAATCAAGGCTCAAGAGGTCCAGCGCAAAACACAGAAAGATGCTCAAGATATGCAGCTCAAACAGGCAGAGTTGCAGCGTAAAGCCCAGAAAGATGTCCTCGACGCAACGCTTAAAGCGAAGGAAATTCAGATCGACGAGCAAGAACTCCAGCTTGATGCCCAGAAGGAGGGTGTGCGCGTAGCCGCAAACCGCCGCAAGGACAACAACAAGCTCGATTTGGAGATCGCCAAGCTCATGCAGAGCAAACCTAAGCGGGGTGAATAATGGCAAAAACCGTCTTTGACGTGCTTAAAAAACACATCGACGAGCAAATCTCGTCTGCACAAGACTTCTTGAACGCGGGGTCCGCTAAGGATTACGCGAACTACAGGGAGATTGTTGGCCTCATTCGGGGTCTTGAAGCCAGCAAGCAATACATTGAAGACCTCTCGCGCAACTATATGGACAATGACGATGACTGAACCACAAAAAATCGTAGTACCCGTTGAGCTACAGAAGCGAATGGACGAAGCTGCCGCTGCGGCTGAACCCGTAGAAGAACGGGTAATTACGGACGAAGAATGGGAGGCACAACTCCCGAAACCAACGGGCTACCGAATCCTTATCGCACTGCCTGATGTCGATAAGTATTACAAAGGTAGCACCCTGCTGAAGACTTCAGACGTGATGCACCGAGAGTACATCATGTCGATTATGGGCATTGTGTTGGATATGGGGCCTGACGCCTACACCGACACTGAGCGCTTCCCTAACGGCCCGTGGTGTAAAGAAGGCGACTACGTGATGTTCCGCATGAACACAGGTACTCGCTTCAAGGTGAACGGCAAGGAGTTCCGTCTGATGAACGACGACTCCATTGAAGCTGTAATCCCTGACCCTAGCGGCATCATGGCAGTTTAAGGAGGTTACCATGCCCTTTCAAAAAGTAGAGTTTGAATTTCCTCATGAAGAGGAAGCCAAGGACCGTAAGATCGAAATCGAGCCGTCCAGTGCGGAGGAAGTAGATGTTGGCGGTAAAAAGGCTAAAGCAAAGGCTGAGAAGCCTGCACCTGTCGTTGAAGACGAAATGGATACTGATGACGACGGATATGAGATTGAAGTGGTTGACGATACGCCGAAAGCAGATCGCAATCGTAAGCCCTCTGATCCGCCTGAAGACGTTACTGAGGACGAGCTGGAAGAGTATTCCGAGAAAGTCCGTAAGCGTATCCAGCATTTCAGCAAGGGTTACCACGACGAGCGTCGAGCTAAAGAACAGGCTCTGCGCGAGCGTGAAGAGCTGGAAAGGCTGTCTCAACAACTTGTTGAAGAGAACAAAAAGCTCAAAGCCAACGTAAACAAAAATCAGACAGCGCTGCTCGAACAAGCTAAGAGAAGTGCAGCGTCTGAGTTGGAAGCTGCCAAGAAGGCATACAAGGACGCGTATGAGGCTGGTGACTCAGATGCCGTTCTTGCTGCGCAAGACAGCTTAACAAATGCTAAGATTAAGGCCGATAGGCTAAACAATTTCAAGTTACCAGCTTTACAGGAAACCGAAAATCCTGTTAAGGTGGAAACACAAACCGCTCCAGCGCCTGTTCAGGTGGACCGTAAAGCGGAGGCTTGGCAAGAAGCTAACCCGTGGTTCAATCAGGACATAGAGATGACAAGCTATGCGCTGGGGTTGCATAATAAACTTGTCCAAGAGGGAATCAGCCCTCAGAGTGACGAATACTACGAGCGGATTGACACTCGTATGCGACAGTTATTCCCCGAGAACTTCGAGGATGAACCGGAGGTACAGGCGAAGCCAAAACGCAAATCTAACAATGTGGTTGCACCCGCTACGCGGAGCACAGCGCCTAAAAAGATTAGGCTAACGCAAACACAGGTTACACTAGCAAAACGGCTGGGTCTTACCCCAGAACAGTACGCCAAACAGGTTGCAGAAGATATGAGGAAGAACAATGGCTGAGAATCGTATAAACCGGGACGCTGAGTCTCGTGAAAAAACGACCCGCAAAAAGGCTTGGCAGCGTCCGGAGGTGCTACCGTCACCCAATCCCGAGCCGGGTTACGCATTTCACTGGGTCCGTGTGAGTACCCAAGGTCAGGTTGATGCCACGAATGTGTCTTCCAAACTGCGTGAAGGTTGGGAGCCTGTAAAGGCTGTAGACCACCCAGAGATTACGATGGTTGCTGTCGAGAACGAACGGTTCAAAGACAACATCGTGATTGGTGGTTTGATGCTTTGCAAAGCCCCTACGGAACTCGTAGAAGAGCGTAACGACCACTACGGTCAACAAGCACGCGCTCAGATGGAGTCCGTTGATAACAACCTAATGCGCGAGAGCGACCCTCGTATGCCGATCTTTAGTGATCGCAAAACGAAGGTCACATTTGGTAACGGAACCTAATAGGAGCTAAACATGGCTTATCCTACTGTAAGTGGGCCATACGGCCTAGTTCCGGTAAAACTGTTGAGCGGCTCTCCTTTCGTGGGCGTAACTCGTCACTTCAAGATTGCAAGTGGCTACGCTACCTCCATTTTCTACGGAGATGCTGTCAAACTGGTTACCGGAGGCACCGTCGAGCGTGATACGTTTGATGCTGCTATGACACCTGTCGGTGTCTTTCTTGGTTGCACGTACACTGACCCCAACCTTGGTTACAAGGTCTGGCGTCAATCGTACCCTGCGAGCACTGTCGCGTCTGACATCGAGGCATTTGTCGCCGATGGCACTGACATCCTGTTCAAAGTTGCTGTTGTGTCGTCTGGTACGACCATTGGTGACCTTGCACAGACCGACATTGGTGCAAACGTCGCAGGTGTAGACAACACTGGTGATTCGACTTCGGGTAACTCCCGTTGCGCGATCTCCGATACGTCTGCAACTACCAACACTCTGCCCTTCCGCATCGTCGGTTTGGTTGAGGAAACCAAAAACAGTTCGGGTGGTTATACGGAAGCCTACGTTAAGTGGAACGCAGGCCATCAGTATGACAACACGACTGGCGTATAAGGAGGAGTAGACAATGGCTATTTCACGCGCCCAGTTACTTAAAGAACTCCTTCCCGGCCTGAACGCTTTGTTCGGTTTGGAGTACGCAAAGTACGGCGAAGAGCACGCCGAAATCTTCGAAACTGAATCCTCAGATCGCTCGTTTGAGGAAGAAACTAAGCTATCGGGCTTTTCCGCAGCACCTGTTAAAAATGAAGGCGCTGCTATTGAGTATGACAATGCTCAAGAAGCATGGACTGCCCGCTATACGCACGAAACCATCGCAATGGGTTTCAGCATCACGGAAGAAGCCATCGAGGACAACCTCTATGATTCTCTGTCTGCTCGTTACACCAAAGCGCTGGCTCGCGCAATGGCTTACACCAAGCAGGTTAAAGCTGCTTCCGTGCTGAACAACGCGTTCAGCGGCACCACTTACGGCGACGGTAAAACTCTTTGTGCTACCGATCACCCGCTGGTGTCTGGCGGAACCAACTCGAACCGTCCTACTGTTGCTGCTGACCTTAACGAGACTTCGCTTGAAGCCGCCGTTATCGCCATCAGCCAGTGGACCGACGAGCGTGGTCTTCTGATCGCAGCTAAGCCTCGTAAACTGATCGTTCCGCCGAACCTACAGTTCGTTGCAACTCGCTTGCTGCAAACTGAAGGCCGCGTTGCGACCGCAGATAACGACATCAACGCTCTGCGCTCGATGGGTTCCATCCCTGAAGGCTACAGCGTGAACAATTATCTGACTGATACGAACGCTTGGTTCCTGCTGACTGACGTACCTAACGGTCTGAAGCACTTCGTCCGTACTCCGATGAGTACTTCTATGGACGCAGACTTCGACACTGGTAACTCTCGCTACAAAGCTCGTGAGCGTTACTCGTTCGGTGTGTCTGACCCATTGGGCATCTACGGTTCTCCCGGTGCCTAATCGAAAGGGGGCTTCGGCCCCCTTTCTTTTTGTTTTGTTTTAGTGTATGTTCGTATCAGGGCTTAACATATTAGCTTCGCAGACAGGTAGACAGCCCACCTGACATTGCACAGACTGTGAAGCGAATCCTTGTGCAAGAGGTGACACATGGCAAATACCACTTTCTCCGGTCCCGTGACTTCGACCAACGGTTTCATCGGCGACATCAAAGTTCCAACCTACACTGTAGCGACTGCTCCGTCTGCCTCTTCGGCAGGTGCAGGCACACTTGTTTACGTGTCTGACGGTGCGGCTGGCTCCGCTATTCTGGCGTTCTCTGACGGTACTAACTGGAAGCGTTCGGATACTGGCGGCACCATCGCAGCATCGTAAGGGGGTGAACTATGAGTAATCGTTTCGCTCCCCCTTCAGCCGAAGAACTGAAGGCCCGTGGCTTGAACGCGGACGGCACTCCCATGAAAAAGGAAGAGCCTAAGCCGACTACGGCTAAAAAATCCTCTAAGAAAAAGGAGGGCTAATCCATGCTATCTGACGTCCGCGCAAAACGCGTCACTGGCACTGGCTCCCTTGCGGTAGGACCTGCACGCGTACGTCAGGTCCAAGTGCTTACCAACGCCACTGGGGCTGGTCGTTTGACCATTACCAACGGCAATGGTGGGGCTACGGTGCTGGATATTGACTTCCTTGCGTCTGATTCCCACTCCATCAACATCCCCGATAATGGCTTGCGTTGCGAGACAGATGTCTACATCTCGGCAGCAACAAATATCGACGCCATTACGGTCTTCTATAGCTAGGAGGCGGTATGCGGCGATATTACAAGGCAGGCGGGCGAGTTGATAAAGCTGGCATGGCTTGTAACAAGCCGCGTCGTACGCCTTCGCACCCCAAAAAATCGCACGTTGTTAAGGCGTGTGAGGGGGGCAAAGAGAAGGTAATCCGCTTTGGCGAACAGGGTGCTAGCACCGCTGGTAAGCCGAAACAGGGCGAATCTGCCCGTATGAAAGCCAAACGTAAGTCGTTCAAGGCCCGCCACGGCAAGAACATCGCCAAGGGCAAAATGAGCGCGGCTTACTGGGCGGATAAGGTGAAATGGTGACGTCATGCCTGCAAAGTCCAAAAAACAGCGCAAGTTCATGGCGGCAGTCGCAAACAATCCGGCATTCGCTAAGAAGGTCGGGGTTCCCCAAAGTGTAGGAGAAGAATTCATGAAAACGAAAAAATATCAGCAAGGCCGTATGGTCGGCATGTCTGACC